AGTACGTCCATCGGCCTTAGACTTGCCAGCGGTGTACAGTGCTGCTTGATCTTCGGTAGTGCGAAACCCACCAGTAGAGGGAATACCAAAGTCAACAGGACTAAGCGTGATAGCGAGTTCTGCGATGTCAATAAGTCGGTCATCGATGCCCTCCATATTTTTCATACTATTTGTGCCTAACTGGAACGTCATTACATTCTCCCCATGATGTACGATGAAACACCGCCAAGAGCAGCAGCCAGGATAATTACTCCAGCAGCCATACCCTTGCCTTTGGCTAACTGGATCTCTTGAGCAGCAAGTCGGTCATTAAGTTTAGCCATCGTCTTGGTCAACGATTCAACGTCTTTGTTTAACTGAGTAACCGCGCTGACCAATTGGCCTGCTTCAAAGTCTGGCATACCTGACATTTGTCTTATCTCTCAAAATTGTAAATCATATAAATGGAAAACCAAGCAATACCGCCCAAAGCAATAATTAAGAAAAAAGCCTTATACAATGCGTCAAGGGTTGCTGCCCATTCAGAATCCCGTCTTGCTTTTGCTCTTGCCTGCGCTTTAACTGCGTTGGCCCTTTGCACTTTTCTTTTATTTTTAAATGCCTCAAAATCTTGCCACATTCCAAGCCTAGTTTTTTGCATTAAAAACTTTAAATCGGCCTCGGCTTTATTCAGTTTTTCAAGTTCATAAAAGGCTTCTAGATCGTTACCATTTGCACCGCTTGTTTTGTTAACTTCTTCCTCAACCTTTTCCTTATGGCCTAGATACGCTCCAACTGCCTTTGCACAGTCGCTTATTTCTTTGCCGTTTTGGATCGCTTTTTTTACAATCGCAAAGGCTGTGTTTGCAGCAATAACCGATTCTAAAAGCATCAGGCAACCCAAAGCAGAGTAGACATAGGCCCACGCTGTTCATATGCTGTTATGTTGCTGACTTGAATCACGCTATAACGCTCCACGTTCTGCCTTGTTGAAACCTGCGGCTCTATCACCTGTGCTTGACCATTTATTGGCAATGGCATAAACACTGGATACAGTTGAACAGGGCTAGACCACATCTATGGTGCTGAGGCTTCTACATGAGCAGCGTAAGCAGCCACCACAGCATCGGTATGCACTGCTGCACATATCGCTTGTACTTCTGTAGACTCTGCTGAGTAGTCATCTCCTGCGGTTACAACGTGACGATGGAAGCCACTAGATAGCTCCACACCATCTTCCATCACTGCTGTTTTGGTGCGTACCTGTACTGCTTTGAAGTCACCTACGATTTCAATCTTGTCTTGAGTGATTACTTTAGTTAATGCCATTTGTATTCTCCACTAGCGCATCCACGCTAGATAATTATTGATTAAGAGTCAGTAAAATAAGTTGTATCAAACCACATTTGGTTAGAGTCACTAGATGTTCTTAACTGGCTTGTGTAAACAGGAATATTTTGTTTCCAAAACACAGCCAAATAAGAGCCATTTACAAAACAACCAATGGATTGATTTAATGATGAATCCCAATTCTGGAAATTACCAAACCTCCCTCCAGCAGCACCATTACTATCAAAGGGAATACCGCTTATTCTTAGATTACTACTAGAACTGCCACCAGAAACGCTGTTAGTATTCATATGCAAACTTAATGTCACCATGTTGCCTACCTTAGTGTACTTGCCAATTTGAGCTGCATAATTAACTGTTGGGTTTCCATTAGAGCCTATAAACGTAGGAGTCCAAGTACCCTCTTCATAATCGTCAAGCGCATTGGCTGCTGCGGTATCTGTGCCAAATAATAAGCCATTCTTTGCTCTTGCCTTGCCATCTGCTAAAACTTCAAAACCAGTAGTCCAACTTATCGCTGCGTCAGTTGCTGCTGTATTATTTGTGACATAAAAATTATGTGAGCCAGCAGTTTGATGGTATAAACTGGCGTAAAAAGCACTATTTGTTTTATATTTCCAGCTACTTGGGTCAGCACCTCCAACGGCATAAGCGTTCATTGCCATATTCATACCAAATTTACTACCATCTCCATCTGTTGAAACAGAACCATGATAACCAAAATCTAATACTTTATTATTTGCACTCCATCCCGCATTTGGCGTTACACCAATGCCCACATTCTCACTAGCATCAATCGTAATCGCTGTACTCGTAGCGTTATCATCAATGCCTGTTGACTTGAATAGTTCACCATCAGCCTTTTCGCGTGTTCTTGATGTACTCATGGTGCTGCTCCTTCTAGTGCTTCAATGCGAGCAATTAACTCTTGTATGGTTGCTTGTTGTTCCTGAATTGCTTTCACTAAAACAGGGATTGTTTCGGTATATGCAATAGACTTTATTGAGTCAGTGCTTTCTGATTTAGTGCTGTCTGTTACTGTCCCATCTTCTTGAATTACAAAAGCATCATCAATGTCTACGACTTCAGAAAATGGGGTTGATTCCCAATCTTGAGCTATAAATCCCACCTTCGTTTTATCGGCTGCATCATCGCCAATTCTGTTGTATTTCACACATCTGATATTTAACAAACTAGGTAAAGCCTCACCCAAAGGGGTGATGTTTTCTTTAACCCTCTCGTCTGAGTGAGCGTTCCATGAAGTCCCTCCGTAGGCCATGTATACACCAGCGGAAGTATGATTAAGAACATAGGCAGCCGAACTTGTAATGTGCGCCCATCCACGCCAAAACTTTCCAGACGCACTGTCGCAGTAGGATTTAATGACCATTTCGCTATCTGGTGGCGTGTTATTTAAACCGATTTTACTAAACATTGTTATATTGCCATCAGCGGCAATAGTCATTCTAGTGGTTCCGTTGGTAGTAAACTGCGTTGGGTAGTTACTTTGATTGCCGAAAACAGCCGCGTATGGTGAAGTACCAATTTGAAGTGTTTGTCCCGCAGATGATTCAACACCAGCCCTCATTGAGCCGCCAGTGTTGGATACCATAATTTGCGTTCCACCCGTGCCACCAGATGTATTCTTTAAAAATACTCCCCCAGCCTTTGTGGATATAAAATCATCTGTAGCAGATACAGTACCCGTTACGGCAACACCTGTGGCTGTGGTGGCTAGTTTTTTGTCATTGTCATAGTAAATATTTACTGCACCATCCACATTAAAGACAGCAGTTTTCTCCGAACCATCTGCGGAGGTGATACGCACAGCGTTAGAACCTCTTAAATACAAGTCACCAGTGCCACCATCATCAATGTAACTATTACTACCATCATGATAAATCTGTAGATCATCACCAGCACCAAACTTAGCCTTGACGTTATCAGCATGACCAGTATCGCCCGTCATAGTGCCGCCAGCTTTGGCTAACTTAGCAGCCAACAACACATCAGCTTGAGACTGCGTATAGGTGTTAGCCACTACAAAGCTTTGGAACGCTACAATGCGAACAATCTCACCAGCAACAGCACCATCGTCTAATACGACTGAGGTTCCGTTAGTTGCTGTGTAATCAGACTTAGGTAGGTCATAGCCGCCATAGGAGACAATAATGTTTCCAGCCGCATAAGATAATGTCTGGCTGTTAGAGTCGGCCCCTGAGAAGGTTGTCTGGTTAGCTGTGGCAATGTATTCATAAACGTACATCGACACGTTGCCGCTAGAACTTGCTGCTATCCAGTTAGCCCCGTCATACACTTGCATACCCGTTCCCGTGAGGAAATAGAGGTTGCCAGTAACTAAAGCATCACCATCATTATTAACGGATGGTGCAGACGCTTTAGCCCCTAAATACCTGTCGTCAAACGAGTCAAAGCTTGCGGCTGCGGATGCGGCAGAGTTGGCAGATGCGGTGGCAGAGTTAGCAGAGTTAGTGGCCTGTGTTGACGCTGTAGAGGCGCTTGTCGATGCACCTGACGCGCTGTTGGCACTGGCTGTTGCAGAGTTAGCACTAGCTGTTGCAGAGTTTGCAGAGTTAGTGGCAGACGTAGCACCCTCACTAGCTTTAGTCGTGGCTGTAGACGCGCTAGTGCTTGCCTCAGATGCCTTGGTGGTTGCAGTAGACGCGCTTGTAGAAGCTCCTGACGCACTGTTAGCAGAAGCCGTAGCAGAGTTTGCGCCTGCGGTTGCACTGTTAGCGGCATTAGTCGCTGATGTTGCCCCTGCTGATGCAGATGTGGCGGCATTACTTGCAGATGTGCTTGCCTCACTCGCCTTAGTCGTTGCGGTAGATGCCTGAGTAGTTGCGGTAGATGCTTGAGTCGATGCGGTAGACGCACTGGACGCTGCTGCTGTCGCTGAGTTAGCTGAGTTAGTTGCTTGTGTAGATGCGGTAGAGGCTGATGTAGATGCCTCAGATGCTTTTGTAGTGGCTGTGGCGGCTGATGCTGCGACTGCTGCCGCATTGATCACCAAGGCCCACTTAGAGGCTGCAACGTCACTAGATAATGTGCCAGAGGTGTGGCTGACTAAACAGGTGTAGACGTTATTTGTAGCAGCATCAAGGGCTAAGTCCCGAACTGCGTATGTTCGTGAGGTAGTCCAGTTACCTTGCCAATCACCTAACTCATTTGCTACAGATAGATCCCCGTTGGCATCATAAGCCAATACCTTGCCAGAGCGTTCTGCGACAGTGTCAGTGATCTCTACACCGCCAGCGTCAGATACAGTAGTGTTAAAGCGAATCGTCCTGTCAGCTTGCTCTTGAAGCTGTTGAACCATCATCGTCAATTTATCGTACTGGGCCTCAACTACCTCCGCATCAAAGCGACCATAGTTAACCAAGTCAACACCTTGGGTTAATGCCAGGCTACGCAATAAAGTGACGTTGCCCGTACCAGCAGCAGGAATGTTGCCAGATGTGAAGGTAACATTACCGCCACCAGTAGCCCCTACGCCAGACAAGGTGTAATGGGTATTAATCGTTTTTAAAGTTGTGCCCACATAGACTTTAATATCTGCATCGGCAAATATCTTAAACGTGTAGGCAAAAACGGACTGAGTGCCGTTGCCGTTGTATGATGCTTTGTTGGTTGTG